ATCATTATCATTTGCAGACCCGATGATGTCTGCAAAAATAATTTGACCAGGTATGTTGCTCTCAGTTCCTTTCTTTCCTCTACCAAAGACTTTTGATGTACCTTGTTCTGGAACTAGATTACTAGTAGTAGTTGTAGTAGTTGTAGTTGTCTGTGTAAATGCACTTCCAACTCTAAATTTTGCTTTACCAATATTTTGTGGTTGACCGTTTTCTCCTCCATTTACAAGGTCGAAGAATGTTCCATCAGATATTCTTATGATTGCGTCTTTATGGTCACTATCAGTATTATCATTACACTCAATTTTTTTCCCATTATCCCTGAGTCTTAAGAATGCTTTATTCTCCGTTACAAATTCTACTTCATATACTTTTCCTGTTTCTATCTTAGTAGTAACTTCTTCAGGATTAAATGGGCCTTTGTTTCCTGAAGGTTTAACAGAATTGATGTTGAGTTCTGGTATTCTTATTCTATTACCATCTCTTGCATCATCATGACTGAATTTGAATGAAATATTTTTTGTAGAAGATGCCCCAGATGTAACACCAAAGTTTGAGTTACCAATTTTGAGTGTTTTGGTTTCTTCTCCATATTCCGTACTCTCTTTTCTCCATGTTGTACCAGCGATTGATATTGATCGAACAGCTTCACCAGCATAGTTCGGATTATCATCATACTTTATCCTAATAGTAACATCACCTTTTCCATTTACTTTTAATCTTCTACCATCATTAGAGAATTTAGCGGTCACCCCTGGAGAAGTTGATCTAATCTCAAACTCAACATTAGCACCACTACCCTTTCCATCTTTAAGTTCTATCTTTTTACCATCATTGACAACTCTAATGGATTCATTTGATGGATTTAATTCAACATAATCAATATTAAATTCATTTGTTGTATTTTTTACGGAAAAAGTTCCAGTAGCAATTGCAGTAACCTTATAATCTGTGTTACGCTTAACTCTTTTTTTAATAGTCTCTACTGCTTCATTAGTAGCAACATTATCAATTGTAAATGTATCCTTACCACCTTTCTCCTTGAAGATAAACTTCAATCCCATATTTCTTTTTGATCCCTGTCCATAAACATCAAAATCAACATTAACTTTGGAAGATTTTTCAGTGGGTTTTGTTACCCAATCTTTAGTATTGAATACTTTCTTGGTGACTTGCTTGTATTTAATTCTCTCTCCATTTCTGACTGTAATATCAATTTTAGCTTTACCTTTCTCTAGGAATATTTTGTTAATTGTGAGATTATCTTTTTCCGTGCGGAATCCATTAACTTTTTTAACTTCTTGTGTGGTAATCTCTAAAACTTCACTGCTATCGGGGTCTTGAGTAATGGTAACATCAGCAAAATTATCAACTGTTCCTTTGAAGACATAGAAACCAGTGTATGGGATGTTAGCAGTCCAGGTATTACTCCATTGTGATCCACTATATCCACTACCTTTAGTTCCAATAGGAAGAACAGGTGACATGGCATAACGATTCATGAATCTACTCCATGATCTTCTTCCGCTAGCAAAGCGATGAGTCACTGGATGCCATTGATCGGAAGAGTCTGGGTGTCTTGTGGTCCAAATTGGATTTGGTGGGCAGGGATCTGCAGTTGCCGTTTCATCTATTGGTTCTTGAGGAATTGGTGGCGGTGGAGCTTGAATCGTCAAAGCAGCACCAAAAGGATTTTGATTCCAAGATCGAAGAAGCGTAACTTCTTTCTGAACTGTAACATATGCAGTTTTAATATTGACAGCGAGTCCCATCGGATTACCCGCATAGATTGATTTGCCAGGAATTTGTTGCAAGAATGCTTTAATTGTGTAAGTTCCCTTTTGAACTTCTAATGCAAATGTTTGCAGTCCATTAGATTTTCCTGGACCTCTAAATCCTTTGATCTCTAATGTCTGTGCTTGGAATTTTTTATTAAAAATTTCTAAACGTACATTATCGTCTACCTGAACATCGACTGTATAAGTTCCTGATGCAGGGAATTTTATATCTTTCCAAACAATCTCATGAGTTCCTGCATAATCATCACAAGAACCTACCGCATCATCTAAATTTTTATTAGATGAATTATTTCTACCATTCTTAGGAGGTTTTGGTGGTTGGGATTTAGGCTGATCAACAGGTTTGATAAATCTAATCTCAAGTTCTCCATTATTATCAAGACCATTATCAATATTATCATCAAAAACAATAGTTTTATCTACAGGTTCAAATCCAGATGTTGCAGATCCTCCAATAGATTTGACTTCATATTCTCTACCTGCTGTAAAAGTTCCCTCCCCCTGGATGGTTTCTTTTTCTCTTCCGACTAAGGATCCATTTCTTACATTAATATCTCTCTTTAATCTAACAGGTGTGCCATCTGCATTAATTCTTATCTCCTTTGCAAATACTCCAGAGGTTCTAAGGTTGTCATCAACTTTTAATTTAAAACCAATATTTGCTTTACCTTTTCCGATAACTTTTAAAAATACTTTACCATCTTTTCTTATGAATTTTGCTTTTGGCTTTGAAAATGGAACTGCAGGATTTACAGTGGGAGGGACAGCAGGAATCTCTCTATCAAGTTCTACTGGGTTGAATGGAGTGATACCATCTCTATTAAAGAAATCTCCAAAAGGACCCACGTCAGGTCTCATTCTATAAAGTTTTCTGTTTGCTTTATCAATAAACTTTCTTGTATTGAATACTACTGCTTTTTCAATATCACTTTTCTCTAAAGATTCTCCAGTGCTGTCATTAACAATATCCTGATCCTTGAGATCTTGCCAAAGGTCTTGTTTTAATCCGGTAGTTTTTACATCAAATACATATTCGAGATCAAAAGTACCTCTACCTTTTTTGCTACCTTCCTCACCATCTCTGTTAATTCTCCTTTTATTAGATGATGTGAAAACACCACCCTTCTTGACAAAGACTTGCATATCATCATTGTCATTCGCAGATCCAAGATAGTCTGCAAAGACTCTATCAGAACTTCCTTTTGTTTCTTTATTCTTGGTGCCGTTTTCAATACAACCTTGTTCTATAATGGCATTTACACTTTTCTTTCCAATTTTAATAGTCTCAATCGTTTCTCCCTTCTCACCTACTTGCTTAAAAGTTATATCTTCAATCTTTAATCTTCCAACTGCCTTACCTGCACTCTTGGGGTCATCATCCCATTTAAACTTCAAAGAAAGATCGCCATTACCCTTTGTAATAATTCTAGATCCATCATCGCTAAATTTAGCAGTTAGTCCTGGTGATGTTGAGTCAATACTCAGGGTTGCATTTGGATCATCTCCTCGTTCATCTAAATATCTAATTTTCTTACGTTCGACCCTACCAATACGGGCCTTCTTTCCTCTACCTTTCTCTCCAGGTGATGCTATATCAATTGAAATCTCTCTTTCCTTATTTGGATCAATTTTTTCAGCAGTTGCTATAAACTTAACATCATACTTTGCACCAGCAGTTACTTTACGTTGTACTTCTCTAACTTCTTTATTCTCTCCATCATTATCAATGGTAAAGTTATCAGAAGCATCTGCTTTGTTTGTAAAAACTGCTTTAATTTTTCTATGTCTACCTGAACCTGAACCAACAACATTAAACTTAACCGTCCTTACCTTAGTTTTATCACCGCCATCAGAAGTATAAGTCTCACTAATAATTTTCTTTTGTGGGAAATTTAACAAATCAATTCTGATTTCATGAAGACCTTCTTTCACCTGCCTCTTTACCTTTACAGGGTTTTGGCGGAAGGTGTCAGTAATATCCATAATCTTTTCCCCATCTAAGAGGACTTCGCCCTGATTATCAGCAGCTCCTCTAAAGACATATTCACCATCATGAGGAAAATGCTCTTTATAGAATAATGAATATGGTTTGCCTGCCTTATCTGTTCCAGGTTGATTAGATTCATATTGCGGAGCAACAGCATAATTATTCATGAAACTTGGCAAAACTGTACGTGTTACATTAGTAGCACCAGGTACATTCACTCTATATGTTAAATCAAAAGTTGCTCGCTTAAATCTATTTGGTTGATCTTTAAATTTTTCTCTTATATCATCTGGAACTTTTACACTTACCTGTCTTCTATTAGATGCTTTAAATCTTCCTTTCTTTGCAGTGATTTGAATATCATCATTATCATTTAAAGAACCAACAATGTCTCCAAAAATAGTTGAACTGCGTTCTTCTTCTTGAAATTTTCTATTTTCTGTTGCATTTTTACCCGCATTTTTTAGAAGACCTTGCTCTACTACTTCGCTTTTAGCACCTCTATCTTTAATAACAGAAGCGACTACATCATAAGTAGTATTCGCCTTTACTTTGATTACATCAACTCTTGTTTTTTCATTCCTTTCTTCATGAGTAATGCCTTTTACTTTGAACCTATGTGATTTATCTTTAGCAGTAAACTCATAGAAAATAGATCTATTTCCCTTGCTTCCTTGTCCATATACCTCAAACTCAACATTTATTAAATCTTTTGAGACATTTTTTTCACCACCCCATGCTGGGTGTTGTACTGGAAATAAAACATTACCTAATTTATTTGCCTTTTTACTTTTTTTATCGCCAGTAACTCTCACGGGAGTTTCGTCTCTGGTTGTCCACCAGGGTTTATTTGGATCATAACCTTTAAGAAATGCCAAATATGCATTCAATTCTGTTTGAAAACTATTTGCGTTAGTCAAACTCAAAATGTTAGCAGGATTCCAATCTCCAACTACAGTTTGACCACTCATCTCATAAATTTTTCCCCATGGGTTATCATCGGGATCATAATTAAAATCACCCAATTTAAAATCATACTCTTCTACATCTGCCTCATCATCAAAATTTTCTTCTATAGCAGCTTCAACGCCGCCTAATACTGATATACCTCTGGCACCAGCACCTCTTTTACAATCATCAATAATACGAACTTGTGGTGGAATTTTGTAACCAAACCCACCATGAATCATGCGAACATGAAGAATTGCTCCATCAAGACCAACAATTGGAGTTGCAAGAGCTCCAATTCCACCACCACCTTGCAGTTCTATTCTTACTCTACATGTATTTTTTTCTGATCCATACTTAGCATAATTTACATCAGCACCATTACTGTTCGGACCATACTCACCACCTTCACCAGCTGGTGGACTTATGACTGGTTCTCCTAAAGTATCAGGGTCTGTTTTAAATCCTCTTACTGTATTACAAGGATCAAATTCATCATTTTTATCTACAAGACCAGATGGATTAGATGACGGTAGAGTATCCTTATTTGTTAATTTATTGACTTCATTAATATTGATATATCTTATTTTATCTCTGTTGGTTATAATAAATTGAGTGCCAGGATTTTTTTCTGCATACTTATTTGCTTGATATACAGAAAGTCCGCTTATATATCCTCTCTTAGGGTCAATATATCCAACACGAACAGCATCATTCGCTTCTTTACCATTAGCGAATATAGTGTATGTTCCATCAAGTTTTCTGTCGGACTTAGACCCTGCCATCTTATACTGATTCTTCTGATGTCATGTGTGAGTATTTATTGTAGTTTTAAAGGATTGTTAGTGCTGAGTCTCGTTCTTCTTGAGTCATAGGTCTATAACTACCATCATCATTAGTACTGCCGAAATTAAGATCAACATCTTCTTGAGATTTAGTTGGAGTGGTAAAATCTGCTGGAGGTTGTGGTGTTGTCATTCTATCTTGCCTTGCATCACCACTATTAATAACAGAATTGCCAATAGATTCAAGACTAGGAAGTTCTGCCGCAGCTGCTCCTGAACCACCAGTAGCAAGTTGATAAAAATCATTGATTGCTTTCTTTGGTTCCAATTCACCAGGAAAAACATTTGATATAACATTGGCAAAGTCTAGAGCAGAACCAAGACCACCAGCAATATCTGGAATCATTGATATTGCGCCATCCATACCACCAGTTATTGTATCGGCACTTGATCCAAAATCTCCAAATAAATCACCTAACCCACTACTCATCAACTCTTTTCCAGCACTCAAAGTGCTAGCAACACTATCCATTTCTGATTGAACTCCATCAAGATATGCATTTAAACTACGAACAACATTATTATTCGCGGTTTCTATCTGTGCTTTATTTTTAGATATTACAGTTGATGCAAGACTCTCAGCATAACACATCGGAACTTTTGGAGAGGTAACAAATTTTCCATTACTACCAACACCATCACCAATACCAATAGCTGCTCCAGTATCTGGATCGATACCACTCTGTGCAGATCCACCTGAAGCACCTAAATTTTGTGCGATTCTCCTTGCTTCTTGTTCTCTTTCTTTGGGTTTTAATGCATCCATTAAAGATGCACACAACTGATCTCCAACTCCTTCTATCATTTGATTATACATTCCCAAAATCATTTCATTTAATTTCTCCTTTAAATCGCCAATTTGATTTCTAAAAGAAGATGGTAATGAAGCAACAACTTTCGTCATGACATTGTTTAGTTGCTTCAAAACAAATTCCATTATCTTGTCAAAAATAACTTTCATATATTTTGCTGCCTGCATTGCACCCTTACAGATCATGTCTTCAAGGTTCCCAACAGTGGTTGATACAGCATCAACATAACTCTGGATAGCATTCAAATACTTATCCATTTTTGTGGAAATATTTTCAATGATAATCTGAATTGATTTCATTGCAGATCCAACAGGATCATCAGGAATAGGCATGACAGTTTTCTCTTCTGCCAAATCTTGTTCCTTTACATCACCAGCAGTAATATTTTGAACATCAGGACTTTCTCTCTGTGCTCCTGACTTAAAGGGAGCACTAGGAGATGTTGCTACTGCCTCTTGATGTTTTACAAGGTTTGCTACTGCTGCCATTGCAGCATTTTCTACTTCCTGAACTGACTTCCCTTGTGACCTTGCTTTCTCTCTTGCAGCCTGTGCTGTTTCTAGTCCTCCAGGAATTTGAGTCAGTGGAATATCTGGTCTTAAACCAAACTTATTCAGTTTTGCGTCTGATTTTGTTGGTTGTGCAGCAGGGGATGAATTGGGATGTTCTGATTTTAAGTCTCCATCAGGAGGAGTTGGTTTCTCTCCAGTTTTTGGATCTTTAGTGACTTGACCATCAGCATATCCACTGACTGCAAGAGATCCTGCTTGGTTATTTGTGACTCTATTATCACCAACAGTTAGTGCAGGTTTGTTCTGAGCATTATTTGATAGAACTCCCATGATGACAGGAACGGTCATTGCCGATCCGTCCATGAAGAAACCAAACACCATATTTCCTTGACGGAGTGCTGGCGTCTGACCGCTGTTACTAAGACTTCCTCCCGATGTTACGGGCATCATCACATTAGCCCAGGGCAAGTCTTTAGAGGGTATTTCAGTTTCACCCTGATCATGAAGACCAAGAATTCTTACCTTATATCTTCTACCCCAGCCTACATTTTCACCTTCACTTGCATGAGGAGTGGGTATAATATTTTCTTTCCAGACTGAATCGTCAGAAATCTGACCAATCCACCAGTGAAAACTAGATCCTAATAGACCTGAATCGAATAGTGCTCCTCCGTCTTGTGCCATATTCAGTCGTCATATACCAGACATTCTGGTTCGGATGGATTTTGATCACAAAATAATTCTAAGTAAGAAGGGTCGTGATGATCTCCTGCTTCGATTTCTTTTTTATGATGCTCTGCATATTCCTCTAGTTCATGCAATTCACCTTCAATATGACGGCGTTGCTGTGGCGAAACTGTAGGATCTTGCAAAATTTGCTTATCTTTCTCAATATGCTTTTCGATGCTTTCCATGTGCTGTTACCTTTTTGCGTGGTTTCCTTGTCTCCCGAAGGAATCTCGTATTAAACAAAGTTTAGTCAGAGTCTTATCGGGTTTTATTTGATGACATAGACTTGCTATAATATATAGACCTCCAGCCTGCTTGTCAATCTCGTCGTTCTTTGTGTCTTCTTCTGGTGACGGAGCATCAAAGAATATCATATCACCAGCATGTAACTCAAAGTCTCCTTGAATTAAAATATTGACTTTGGATGCGAAAACCTGATTATATCTCATAATCGATTGATTGTAAATACCACCAAAGTCAAAATTATTTTCTTTTGATCCCTCAGCAGTTTCACTAAAGGCTCCAGTATCAAGAAAATTCATTGTGGTTCTTGAAAACTCTTGTATCAACGATGGATTAAAAGTAGCAAGTTCCTTTGCTGCGGATGTCAGTGGTTTAATTGCTTCATCAACATTCTCTACTATGTCTTCTATTGTAGATAAAACAGTTCTCTTAAAATTAAAATTGATTGGGTCAAATGTTATGGAAGCAGTTGAGAATGCTCCCATCTTTGACATTTCTAATTTACTAGCACTCTCTCTGTCATATGTTAATGCTTTATAATCATAACCTTCAGGAACTTGATTCTTCTCTGGTCCTTGGTTGTAAATAATTGATCTTTTCCTAGGGTTTTTCTCCTCATCAAAGAAACTATCAATTGACTTAAAGATCATCTTTTCTGAAGTTTCAAAGAAAAAATATCCTGCAGTCTGACCTTCTCCACCAGATGGTTGTGCTTTCTTAGCAAAAGTATTAAGCATGTAATATGGTTTTCTATTCAATCCATACTCTTTAAGAGTGTTACTAGTTTCTTCAATATCTAATGTTTTTTCTGTTTTCAAGAAATCTGTCATCAGAGTTTTTACATGATCAGAAATCTTTTGTTTTGGAAAAAACTTTCTAACATTTTGAGTATCATTAACAGCAAATGCTTTAGATGATAGAGGCAGAATTACAAGAGACTTGGTAGTTTCTGATGATATATTCGTATCATTACCAACGATCATTTCAAATTCTAATGTCGTTTCATTATTATCTTGAGCCTTAAATTTAAAAGTTTCTCCTCCATTTAAAGGAAGGCCTTCACTTACAGTCTTTCCATCAATTGAATTACCTGCATCAGAAAACATAAATGATGCTTGGATTCCATCTTGCAAGATACTTTCATAGTATCTCATTTCAACAAAACCACCAGCAACACTGACGGAGCGATTGGGATCTTTTTTATCAAATATAGTGGCAAGTTCTATTTTACAAGATCCTGCATTCTGTCCTTGAATTTTCTTTGTTTCTGACATTGGTATTTTCCTCTACATCTATTTACCCAAATTTATAAAGAATATCTTTATAGGATGAACCTCCTGCTTGGTTCGCAGGTGCTAAGGTATCTGTCGTAGATCCACTCTCATCTCCACCAGAATAACCAGGAGCAGATTGATTACCTACCATTTGCATTTGAGGTGCTTGTGGTTTCTCATAATCAGTATATGCCATGAGTGTTTCTACAGCAGTAGGACCTTTTGCTTTGTTTATTGCATCAAATAACCCAGGAAACGCACTCTCAATGGCAGTATAAGAATCATTATCAATAATAAATTCTTTACCCTTCTCACCCAGCATTGCATGGGTAATACCTTTGACTAGACCACCAAGACCATATGCAATGTGGACATGATCGGCATGACCACCAGGATCATTTCCTTCATATGCAAACTCGGCACGTTGAGTTATGCCTTTACTCTTTTCCCAGGTATTGATGGCATTAATAATTTGTGTTTGATCATCTACTCCTGATTGACCTTTCCTCCTAAAGAGGTTAGGTCCCCATCCACCAATATCAATTGCTCTTCCACCTTGAGATTCATAGTGTAAAGATCCTGCTCTATGACCCGACTCTCTAGGCCATGGCGCGTGTTCTGGATGCTGGTGTACTCCAGATCCCCATCCACCAAGACCCTGTTCATCAAGGTATCTACCAAGTTCCCCAGCAAGTTTAGATCCTTCACCTTGATTTCTGATACCTGCTCCACCAGACGAAGCACCGGTATCAATTGGAGCAACATTACCAGTGGTGGTATCTGCAGATCCAAATCCTCCAGTTTGACTATCACTCGTTTCATTTTTTTTATCACCACCTGTAAACATTTTGACAAGAGATCCAAGATCAGGAAGTGATGATGCTGCCTTATCTAAATTAGACTTTAAATCACCAAGTCCCATAGCATTGACCGTTTTGTTTTCTGTCTCTTGTATCGCAGGAACAAAATCGCGAGCAAACATATATGCATCAATACCCATTGATATTGGAGGCCCAAACTGACCACCAGGAACAAGACCTGCCAAATCAAAACCTGCAGATAATGTCTCTAAAAGTGCTCCAATTGTGTCGCCATCCTGCAGTCTATCATAGGCAAACAATAAGTTAAATAGACCACCTATAACAGGTAGTGCCTTACCACCAACTTTCTTTGCAATCTTTCCAACATCACCAAGACTGCTTATACCTTTCTTCTTTAGGACCTGAAGAATATTGTCAAATCCAGGGATCTTCTTTAGGTTGTCTATGATGACACCCTGAAGTTTTTTTGCTACTTTTACGATGGGATCAGTGAAAGGTTTTAGTTTATCAAGGATTGGTTGAAGAATTCTTTTCTGTGCTGCTTCTCCTAGTTTTTCAAGAGCTCCCTTCGCAGAATTCATTGCGCTATTATATTTTGATTTTAACTTCTGCCCAACTTTAACTACGTTATCATACTGTTTTCTTGCAAACTCGGATGCATTCTTATATTGATCCTGTAAAAAATTACCAAGTTTTCCAAGGTTACCACCAGATAAGAAATTGAGTCCACCACCAAGTGCTTTAAGTCCTTTTCCTCCTAATTCTAGAGTGCCTTTTGCAGCAGTCTTTATAGCATCTCCTGCCTTATCAAAGAATCCAAAAACACCACCACGCGGTTTTGGAGCATCAACTGCTTGAGTTGCTTGTTTTAGAGCATCAGGTTTTGAAATCTTCGGGTTGTCTTTCCGAATTTTATCAAACTCTTGTTTTATTTTATCTCTTTTCTTTACATCTCTATTCTGCCTCTCTGCTCTAGCTAAAGCATCTTTCTTAGAAAGATTTGGATTTTCTTCCCTTAACTTATCAAAGTCTTTCTTTATTTGTCTTCTCTTATTTACATCTCGTCCCCTCTTATCAAGTTTTACTTTATTCTTATCTTTTCCCAGACCTTCAAAAGGATTAAATGCAGCAACACCTAATGCAATAATTGATATTAGATTAAATACCTCGTTCAGTCTGGACATTATATTTTCAAATGCCTCACCAGCACCTTCACCAAAGTTATCTTCTATAAATCCTTTAGTTCCCTCATATGCTTTCTTACCCCATAGTAAGAAAGTTCCTGCAGCATCAAGTACTCCCAATACAAGATCGGTTATAAAGTTAAGACTACCACCAATGAATGCAAGAAGACTTTGACCACCTGGTAGTTCAGTATTAACAAGTTTTATTAGTAACCAACCCAAGAAAATATTCTTGAAGAAATCAAAAATACCAGAGAGTAATCCCTTTCCAGGAACATTAAATTTTTTGCCAGCTTTCTTATCCTTGTTAGGTACAACTTTCTCTAAACTAGTTTCTTGTTTCTTTCTCTTTTGCTTCTCAAGTCCTCTTCTTTCTGCTTTGGACCTTGTTTTCTCTGCAGCAAGAGTTCCTTTCAGAATATTCTGAATTTGAATTACTTTCTCTTTTATAATAAGGATAGTATCCTGCTCTGTTTCCCCACCAGATTCAGATGAAGTTGGTTCTTGTATTGATGCTGGAACAATAGCACCAGGAGGAATCATTGATGTCTTGGGACGAACTGCTAGTGCTCCAGGTTTTTTTTCTTCTTCTCCCCCACCCTTCACTGCTTCTGGTTTTACTTTAGTCTTCTTACCCTTGATAAAGTTTGTGGCAGCACCTTTTGCAGCACCCTTTACGATGCCCCCGCTCATCGATTTTAATCCTGCTCCTAGTAATGCTGGTAATGCCATATTATGCTAACGTCAGACCTAAAACTTTAACTTTTTCCATAGAAATCATTGCATTTGCATCAATCTCTGGAAAATTATTTGCATTATTTGTCTGCTTGGCAGCACTGTTACCAGTAGATCCTTGTTGAGATCCTCCAGACATTGAATCACCAGGACCACCAGTAGGGGGAGGAGAGGCTGGCGGAGGTCCTGGAGGTGATTGAAATGATCTGTTACCTTGTAATGATGCAAATGTTGTTCCAGATGGAGAACCACCAGCAGATGCTGTCTTACCACCAGTCAGCATTGCAATCCCACTTCCAAACTTATAATTGGACAACGATGCCATTGTAGTTCCAGATGGCGAAGCGCCTCCAGGACCTGCGCCAGGAGGTGTATATGATCCTCCTCCACCACCAAACGCAGTGATAGCTCCTTTGCCAGATGTATTATCATATGCGATTGGTTCTAATCTTGCCTGTTCAACAATTGCTCTTTCAGAAGCAGTTGCTTTATCACTTGGGCCAACCCATGGAGAAATTCCTCTCTCCTTTATTAACTGAAGTGCCATCAAATCTTGAACTGCAGGAGTGAATTTGGCAGTATCAGGAATACCAGCACGGGATGCAACTCCAGGAAGAGTATTGCCAATGAACTGATATGCGCCAACAGCATGAAGTTTTCCTGCCTTTATCCACTGAGAATTAGTCATTGTCTTATCATCATGCTGCAGTGCTTTGATTTCACCGAGAGTAAAATCTGTCAGAGATCTACCTTCATGTTGAGGCATTTTCTTAATGTCACCAGAGAATCCCTCAACACCTCTACCACCCTTTGTTCCAATCTGATTGACAGCATCATATCCAGCTGCTCCAGACTCATACTTTGCAAGAACCTGAAGTGCTTTCTGTTGGATGTCACTTAGAGTGCTACCAGATTCTTGGTTTTCTTCACCATTAGCACCTTCTCTTGCTTTATTTTTATCATTAACAGGACCCTTATCATCACTACCAAACCCAAACATTTTTTTAATACCACCAAAAAAACCAGACCCAGTGCTTTCTGAAGCAGATTTTTTTGCTAAATCCTTGTTTTCAGTGTGTGGTTTTTCCACCGAAGATGATGGTTTTGGCGGATCATATCCATATTGTGACATATCACCCATCAGTCCACCACCTACAGCATAGGTAACACCATTCATTCTCTTAGGTAAATTAGTGCCTCCACCCGCAGCATTCATTGATGCCATGGTGTCTGCACCATATTTACTGACAGCACCTCTACTCATAACAAATTCACCAGGTGCCAGCATGGCAGGTACAGTGTCTTTGTTTGGTCCACTACCAGGAACAATTCCACCACCTTCCATCTTTGCAGGTGCTGGCGTTGGTGTATCCTTATCATCTGCAGGTTTATCTGGCGGAGGAGTTTTTTGCTTTTTATCAGGTTGATTTAGATCCTTATCATCTTCGCCGCCATCCATCAAACGACCCGCAAGCATCGCTCCGCCGCCGACGATGCCAACCAATGCTGCACTCTTTCCAAATCCAAATCTTTTGGCTGCACCAAATAATGCGGGTATTATCTTTGATGCCAGTTTAATAACAAATCCACCAACAACTTTAATTAGTTTTACTGCAAACCGACCAAAACTATTTCCAAATAACAAGTATGCTGCAAGTAGAACAGGCCAAGTGTTCTTAAAGAAATCACCAATAGCATCTATCTTTTCTTTATTGTCTGGATCAGTAAACCAATTAATTATTTTAATCAGTATCGTACCAATCAGAATATTCTTAATAAAATCAAATAGTCCATCAAGAAATCCTTTGACCGGTTTAATTAATTTGGAAGCGCCAGATATAAAACTTTTGATACCAGAATCTTCTAATTTATTTTCTGCTCCTTCTCGCTTTTGTTTTTCCGCACGTTTTCTATCTTTCTCTGCCTGATTTGCAGAAAGTTTTTGTTGCCTCTTTAAAATTTCTATAATAGAATTAACACCCTTTAAAATATCTTTTAAGGGATCACTCTTTCTTGGTGCGCTTTTCTTCTTTTCACCTTCCTCTTCTTCAGGTGCTTGATAAGGAGTTATTGCACTGGTAGGAAGTGCCTTTTGTTTTGGGGCAATCTCAGCTGAACTAAACTTAAGTTTAGAGGGATCTACTGCTCCAGTTTTTACATCTTGCTTTACTTCATCGGTCTTTCTATCAAAGAAAGCATCTGGTTTTATTGTTGTCTTCTTTGCTTCTGGTCTTGCTTTATTAAATCTTTTTTTTCTTAATTTTAATATCTCTTGTTGAAGAGGTGCAATACGGGGATCACTAGCATCCTTAATTGTTAATGTATTGGCTGCCTCCATCAAGGCACTAAGATAATCCTCTTCCTCCGACAAATTATCGAGGTCAATACCCATCTCAAGAAGGATATCAATAGGATCAGTGGTCTTAGCCGCCATACTTTCGTTGCCGCTGTTCTTGTTTTTCTTGTTCTTCCTTGAGATGTTGCTTTAGAAGTTCAACATAGATGTCTCGTTCCCAAGGCATCATGTTTTCAATCTCAGTTAATGAATATTTATGGTACTGTATCAAGGCAAAGTTGAGTCTAAAATAAGCCTCAAGATCCATGTGGATCATGCCTAGGCGAAAAAACTTGCCAGTCCCTCCAGAAGGACTTCATTTTCCTTCTCGGTATTTGGATTTACAAACTTCACAGTATGTGAGAGTTTTGGCATCGTCTCAAAGAAAGTTTCAATCTCCTTAAACTGGGTAGAATTCATCTGCTCAAGGAATTCTTTAATTTCTTTCTTAGTGCAATCCGCAGCTGCCCATACCTCTTCTTCACTATAAATCTTATCAACACAAGATGCAATTAAATCAAAGGATTGTTCCATTTGATTCTTCTCATTAAACTCAAAATTATTTGAAATGAATTGATCCAGTGAAGGATATTTCATTTCCATCATCAAGGTATCATCAAGTTTGATCTGACGAGTGTGATCATCATTCTTCGCTACCCGAATATCATCTAATCCAATTGTAACTTTGACTTCAGTTACACCATCATCAGGAGCAATTAGATTGACTTCGATTTCTTCTCCAACAGACTTTCCACGAATATTAAGGAAGAGATATTCAATATCAAATGTAGGAAGTTGTTCTACCTTAACTCCCCGTGTCTGAATACAATTTTTCAGAACAGACTTAATTGCTGTCGTGATTTGTTTTGTATCCTCACTCTCCATTGCAAGGACAAGAAGTTTTTCTTCCTTGACTAAGAAAGGTCTATATTGAATTGTCTGTCCAGTCGATGGCAATTCAAGATCATACTTGGGCGTAGCAATCTTTGGTAAAGGCATAATGACCTATAGTTAGTATTTCAGTGTGATTATTTAGAGGGGTTTTTCTAAGTTCCCAACGATGCGGCTAATTCTGCAGTAAGTCTATCTCCAGCTTTTCCCTCTTCAATAAGTTGTTGTTGTGTAGAAAGTAACCTTGCTCCAGTCGCAGAGTCATAAAGGCCCTCTCCTTCAGATCCAGTATTCTGGATAATATTTTGTTGAATTTTAGATTCTTTCTCTTGAGCGACTGGTGGTTCTTGAGTATTCTGTTGCTGAGGTTTTTGAGTTGGAACAGAGGGTTGAGGTTGTTGTTTTGGTTGAGTAATTTCTGTAATAACATATCTCAAATATGTCATAGAGACACTACACTTCAAAAGACTAGAAGAGTCATAACTCACTGGCATCGATGATACAGAGATAGGATATGCTCCGATGAATTCATACTCTAAAGAAGAGTGTCCATGGTTTTGAAGTGCTGTCTGATAGTCCCTTTCAAACTTTATTATCTTAAGTCCTCTTTCACATCTATACTCCTTAGGAAAATTCATTCTATAGTGATAATTAATGTTATTCAATTCTATTGTAGATCCATCAGATCTGGTCCCAGTTTCACCTGTTACAAATCTCATCCATCTTTCAAAAAATCTAATGGGTGTATACTTTTCTGCATCCACATAAAATGTAAAGTCTATCCTATCATCATACATTCTTCTATGTGCATACCTTTCGGTTACACCAGTAAAATCATTTTGAAGTTCAAAAGTTGCAATCTGAGAACCTGGGAGAGATGCATCAGAACATGATATATTCAATATATCTTGGTCTGCACCGTCTGGAACAACACCTTTTAATAATGTATTGAGATTATCAGACCCTATGGGAATCTGCACCTCAAAGTGAGATGTCAATGCTGGTCGTAATAAACCCGATTTAATTTGTGCAATCGTTCTGTTACTAGGCATTTATAAATAGTTTTTACCTTATATATTATGTATGGCAGAAAGTATTAAGAGTAAATACAAACCATCATTTCCTAAAAAATATAAGGGAGATCCTAATAATATTATATGTCGAAGTAGTTGGGAGCGCAAGTTTTGTCGTTGGTGTGATCTGAATGAAAATATTCTTCAGTGGGGTAGTGAAGAATTTTACATCCCATACATGTCTCCTCTTGATAAAAGAGTTCACAAATACTACCCAGACTTTATCATAAAAGTGAAAGAAAATGCAGGTCAAATTAAGACCTATGTAATCGAAGTTAAACCAAAGAAGCAAACAAAACCACCAAAAAAGAAGCAGAGAGTCACCAAGTCTTACATCTTTGAATGCAAAACTTGGGAAGTAAATAAAGCAAAATGGAAAGCTGCTGTTGAATTTTGTGAGGATAGAAGAATTGAATTTAAGATTATTACAGAAGACGAACTAGGTATCAAATGAACCGCATAGAACCTAATATTCAAGAGTTTAAATCTGAAAAAAATCTTGATGATAGGATGGATTTGATACTATATGCGTTGAATGATACTGTAACACCCATACCCGAAGAGGGAAACATCTGTACCTTCAAATATTATGCGAAGACTCCAAATATTGAATATGATCAACATCCATTAGTTGCGGTGAGTGATATCTTCTCTTGGGGGTTTCGTGGTATCAACTTTCATTGGAGAGATTACAGACAATATACCTGGGAAGAATTGGGAACTCAGGTCTATATTGTCTATAGAGAAGAACTTGATGATTTACTATCATTACAATATACAAAACGAGTACTAAATAAGTAAAAAGGTTATACTCTAATGGGTTTATTCGGAGCAGGTGACCCTCCATGTCCAGCTGGTAGTATTTGTAGTGGTCAGGCCAAGACTGATGTTGGTAAAAAAACTAGAACAGTTGGTGGAACTAAAACGCAAGTTCTAGATAAAGGAACTCCCATCTATCATGCATCTGCGACTAAATTAAATTCTGATGGAACTTCAACCACAGATGTTTATATCATTAAAGATAATAAGTGGCAAAAGGCTGCCACTACAAAAGATGGTGGTAAGACATATTCTTATGATGATAACGTGGCAGGTGCTGGTTTAAAGAATGAACTCAGTGATCCTAATGGAGCAATTCATAAAAATGTTGATGCTGGCGTAAACAAAGCAGCAGATAAAGCAGGTGTTCCTCCAACAACAAAGAGTAATTTATTAGACTCGAAAAAAAATGATGCAGAAAATGATAATGATAATGCTCAGACCAAACCAGCAGCACCGATAGCGGGTGATGGTATAAAAGGTTTAACTAATGCCACTGAAGAATCTTCTGATGGAACTAGAACAGAATTTCCAACATTAGTTCATCCAACAGGTCTCGGAAAATCAAAACAAGATGTTATCCGATTTGACATGATGGAATACATGCCTCAAGAATTTATTAATGCTAGTACAGGATCACTTGGATTTAGTAATGCAGGCAGACAAGATATGCGTAGTAGATCAATTGGTTCAGTAACTCTTCCTATTCCATCTGGAATCTCCGATCAAAATCAGGCTGATTGGGGATCACAATCGATGACTGCACTGGATATTGCCAAGGCAGATGTAGCATTAAGTACATTAAATGCAGCTGCAAACAATACAGGTGAAGGTAAAGCATTTGCAGATGCTGGTCGTAGTTATATTGAGTTTTTTAAAAAATCGGGTGGTGCAGCAAATATGGCTATCGCAAATGCTTTCGCTGCTGCAGCAGCAGGTGTTGAGGGTCAGCAGTTGTTAGCAAGAACCACAGGGATGGTGATGAACCCTAACATGGAATTATTATTCAAAGGTCCAACCTTGAGACCATTCTCATTTAAATTTACTTTATCTCCTAGAGATAAAGATGAAGCAAGAACTATTATTTCAATCATTAGATTTTTCAAACAAGGAATGGCACCAATAAGAAGTAAATCAAATCTCTTCTTAAAGACTCCACATACCTTCCAACTCCGTTACCTACATAGAGGTGAGAAGGAAGATGGTGGTACAGGTTTACACTTCAAATTGAATGCATTTAAGGAGTGTGCCCTTCAGTCCTTTGGAGTAAACTACACTCCAACAGGAAACTATGCAACATATCAAGACGGCACAATGGTATCCTATGAAATTACAATGGGATTTAGCGAACTTGAACCCGTCTTTAATGATGATTATTCAAACGATAACGACGCAAGCATCGGATTCTAATGTCAAATTACTTTAGTCAGTTACCAGATTTTGAATACGTCAATAGACTTCCTGACTCCAGGATATCTGATTATATTCCTGTAAAAAATCTTTTTATGAGAGGAAAACTCAGAGAAGATATTTTTGCAGAAGCTTCTGTATTTACAAAGTATAAAATTGTAGGTGATGACAGACCAGATAATGTTGCATTTCAAGTTTTTGGAGATGCTAATTTAGATTGGTTAGTTTTGACATGTAATAACATTATCAATGTATATGATGAATGGCCTATGACTCAATTCAATTTTGAGAATTATTTGCTTGAAAAGTATGGGACATATGAAAATATCAATGCAACACATCATTTTGAAACAACAGAAATTAAAAATACAAGTGGTGTGGTAATTCTTCCTGCTGGATTAGAGGTTGACTCCAACTATTCAATCACGTTCTACGATGACAGAATAGAGGGGATGACTATTGTAAATTCTCCAGTTCAAGAGGTGACAAATTATTTGTATGAACAGAGACTACAAGATGATAGAAGAAATATATTCTTATTAAAACCAAGATTCCTTAACATAGTTAAAGATGATCTGGAAGAAATGATGTTATACAAAAAAGGTTCCACTCAATATAAGAGTGAAACCTTAAAGACTGCAGATAATATTAGATTATTTCAGTAAGTTTATATACGCTGCGATAACCAAAAGGGTCAAGCACAACTGATTATATCTCATCATT